CTGGAACAAATACATTCCAGTCAGCGCTGCCGACTTTGACGTAATCATTCTTGCACTTATCAAATGCACCCTTTGGTGCTGGGCAGAAGTAACCACGATACATACGTCCGTCTTTACCTGTTCCCTGGATAGCAGTCATCTTGCCGTGAGGGCAGTTACGTCCACCACCGATTGATGGGGCTGATGTGCTGACTGCTGCGTTGTCAACGATTGATGCACCTAATGCTGCTGCTACCTGCGCTGGTGCCATTGGCGCTGGTGCTGATGGTGTAATTGTAGTAACACCTTTGACTGCTGATTCTAGTTCTGTAACTGCAGAACGAATAGCATCTAATGAATGTGCAACTAGATTATCTAGTTCTTCTCCGTGCTCTGCACGAACTGTAACTAGTGAACCTGCTGTTGTTTTTACTGTGATACTGATGGGTGCTTCGGTTGAAGACACTACCTTCTCCTTACTCTGGGAACGGAGTAGCAAGACCTTTCTTGTCTCGCCACTGTCTGACTTTCATTGCAAATTGTACACCCTTCCAGCCTTCTGCAATATCAATCCATACAAGTTTGCACAGACCGCTACCTGCAGGTAGGTGAATGATGATTGCTTTATCTTTGTTAACGTCTCCCCACTTACCGCGGGTTGCCGTGTCAGGAAAATACGGCAAGCCGTGTGCGTAGATAGCCAACTGCATAGCAATGTTATTGGGATGGTCAATGCGACCAGTCTTTATATCTGCAATGAATCTTTCGCCTTCATATTCAACAATTCTGTCTGGTGTACCAGCAATCTTAAACTTATCTAAGACACAGAACTGTTCTATGAAAACTTTATTTAGTTTTTTTGTTGCTTGCTCGTAGGCAATTAAGTCCCCTGCCCACTCGTTTGGGATGTTAACTGGTATACCCAAATCCATTTTCTCTGCGAATGTATGTATGGCTGTGCCGATAGTTGCTGCTTTGCTAGCACCTGCTACTTCCATAGCATCTTCAATGTATTTATTGATAGCCATCTTGTCATCCTGTGCTGCGTTAATAGCAAGGAGCAGGTCACTGCGAACTGATAAACCAATCGCAGCCATTCGCATCTTCCAGGCAGTAAGCGCTGACGGGTCGTCAAGACTGTTGGCTATTGTAGTAGCACGGGTATAAGCAATTGCTTTGCCACCTGAAGGTGGAACTATTAGTGGTCTACCGTATCGGTCACGTTCTATTTCTACTGCTGCCATAACTGTGGTCTCCTTATAAGTAGAGCGGGCTAGAAAGGAGACTAATCAAAACCAGCCCGCTCTCTCAGATGAATAGTACCAGAACGGTGGTACTACTCAAGGCTATTGCTGAGTTGTGTCGGTGATGTCTAGGCTCCAGTCATCTACTTGACCTTCACCATTGAATTCTACTGTCAACTCATTGTTAACAATATCATTAGCATCATCTTCTGACTCTGCCTCAATATCTGTGATAACAAAATGGATAGTGCCAGTGACTGTAAATAAGGCCTTGAGTTTATCTGCACCAATAGACTCAAGTAACTCATTAACATCGTCAACAGTTACTGTAATCTCACTATCACCTGCATCATAACGGTCCTTAAAGAATTCGTAGACACTGGCTTTTACCTGACCAATATTTGATATAGTTTTGTAATACTTATCCTGATAATAATCTTTATCAGTAATAACATTTTTAATCATATCATCGGTATACTTGACAGTAGTACCGTCTGCATTTGTGTGTAGGTATTCCATTGTAGTCTCCTTAGTTTGTTAGTAGTTCTAATGCACGTAACTTAAGATTGTCTGAGCCACCAGACATAGCACGCACACCTGAGAGTGTGCCCTTATCTGCCTTGCCGTGGTCAGCATACTCAATTACTGCCTGCCATAGACCGAACTGTGTGCCACGGATATTCTCCTGTGTCTCACTGGCTGAGTAGATGTGCATCGCAGTATGACGTGCGGTGTTAGCCCTCGTCAACTGCGCTTTCTCACCCTGTGATAGCAGGCTGAGTGGCTTGTCCTCAATGGTAGCAGGTAGAGGGAATACCTTCTTGAAGTAGTTGACTGCGTGCTCACGGTCTACCTCTTGCTGTAGTAGATGGTTAGCAATATCTGTGTATGCCTCAATGTTTTGATAAGACAACTTTAAGATGTGGCTAATCTCTGACACCTGCAACTTACTGTTGCTGGTGTGCTTGAGGGTATAGGTAAACTGATTATTCCTACGGAATATCTTATTGATTTGATTGTGACACCATAGCCGCTCAATGATTGGCTTGATGATGACTGAACTGCTGCCATCGTGGCTGGTCTTAGCCAAGATAAAGGCTGCGTGTGGGTCATTGGCTACTGTAATTTCTGTTGGTAACTCAAGCAACATCCACACCTTTGCGCCGCCATCATACTCGCCAGCGGCTGCGTAACGTGCCTCACCTGAATCAATTAAAGTATCCAGCGCTGAGAATATCTCTGCGTTCTGAAAGACTTGGTATCTATTACCTACAACACCAATGTTATCTACGTTGCCAAACGGGGTAGTCTTAATGACTGCCTGCTTGTTACGCACTGGTACTGCTAGTGGCTGACCGCCACCAGGAATTAGATAGTGGGCTGTCATTGGGTGCAATGACACTGACCAGTCAAGACCTGCTTGTCTGGCTACATCTGATGCTGATGTGGCTGTTACACCTGTGCCTGACTTGAGCCAGTTGGCTCTGTTCTTGCCAGGGATAACTGGTGAGATTGTATCTGTGCTCACTTGGCTACCCGCAATTCTGCGAAGGACATACCTTCGTTGATGCCAACTTTGTTAAAGCAATCTTGAACGACACTTGCACTTAATAGATTAAGAAACTCAGTGCGTTCTTTATCTGACATAGCAATTAATGCTAGTGCTGATGGGTTTGTAGAGTCATCATTAATGATGGTCTCTAGTTCTACTATATGTTTGTATATCATTTGTTAGTCTCCTTATAGATACTTGGTGATACTACCATAGGTTGCAGTGCTAATGAGTTCATCTTCGCACATCTTGAGAACACGGATAGCGTTCTCTATTTCTTCTTTGTTATCTTTGTATTGCCAGTCAGGTACAACCTCATAGTTTTTGGTTGGTTCTTCTGGTAATTTAACTACACCTGCAGGTAAATCAAAGTCAATATTTATATTACCGTTATAACGAACATTGACTCGTAGGTTTGTTGCTTTACTAAACTTAGCCGTTGCTAGTTTAGTAACTTGCTGCTCCCACTTTTTATGAGCAGCCTCATATTTCTTTTGTTCTGCGTCTTGATTTTTGTAGTTAGTTTCTAACCTAACCAATGCCTGCTCAAGAGCCTTGATGACCTTGGCTCTAGGAACTTTGACATTGATTGTCTGTCCTCGTCTTGCCATTGCTGTCTCCTTTGTTTGTTGTGTGCCCCGTGTTCGCTGGTAGCGGGGCCACCCACCATCACAAATCGCCTAGGTTGCAGAGCAATATCAATTGCTCAGGCTACAAAGCGGTGCGTTGTCAGATTACGCTGGCTAGGCCTGCATCTCTCTGACAATTCTAATACCATCCGTTCTTGCGCCAATGCGCCCAGGCAACTGATGGTTTGCCGTATCGGTGTTGGATATACTCCAAGCCACGAGCAATCTGCTCGGGCGCAGGAGTGCCTGGTTTCATCTTTAATAGTTGTGGTATGCCATATGCACTGGACTTAGGATTGTCTGCATTGTGGTCCCAGGCTGACTCTTTACCCCAGAGTTTGGCTAGTGCACGATACTCTGATGCAGGCCAGTGTTCATACTGCGCTGAGATTAAAGCCTTCGCATAGGATTTGCTCAAGGATTTCGTCCAGCGAATCTCCTTGCGCTCGTTCTTTAAGTTGTCTTTGTCCTTGTGCTTGTCTGCTACGGCTATTGCATATGATTGAGTGGGAAAGACTATGCTGGATAGTGTCAATGCCCAACTGAATAGCGCGGCTAACTTGTTCTTCATCTAGTACTCCATCTGTATATGCAATACCCAATGCTAATGAGGTACAACCAGGTGATTGCTGTTGGGATGTGTGGAAAGATAACTTCACTCATACTCCGTCCTTTAGTAGAACTTCTTTGAGTCTGGTGTCGTCATTAGGACAGAACCAAACTCTGTCATTTAGTGTATCAAACCCACAGGTTGGGCAACGAAATACAAAGCCAGTTATCTTGCCATCTTGTATAAGAAACATTATTCTGACCAGGCTTCTACTGATATAGGTGCCCCTGCAATGAGGTCTTCTACTACCTCATTGATACGGTTAACCTCTACTATCAGAGAGTCTAGCCATTTAGAAATCTCTGTTATGTTTGACATAATATCTTGGTCACGCATCTATAGTCTCCTTCTCGTAACAGTGCACGCATTGTTCACCTTTGTCATCTGTCCAGATAATTTCTGATTCATCTGTTGGAACGTAGCATTGGTGGCAGATGATGTCCATTAGTTATCACCTGGAACTGCGCCAATATAACTCATAGCGCAGGGCTGGCAGAAATTCTCACCGCTAGGAGACCAGTCATAGACTGGCACAACTATTGGTGTGTCACACTTGCGACAATTAGTCGTCTGATATTTGGCTGGCATCTTCTAACTCCGTTCCGAATACTTCTTGCCAACATTCTGGGTGCATACCGCTGACTATCTGTTCTCTGAGCGGAACTGATAGCGAGGTGAAGGCTCGCTGAACATATTCGCCTCTGAGATAAACGAACAACTCTTTTTCATCTACCATAATACTGCCTGTCTTGTGGCAGTAGGGACATCTGCGTGTAGCAAATACGGTCATCATCTGCGTGCTGCCCTTTCTGTTTTTAATAGCCTGACTATATTGTGGTATCGCTGCTCCCAATTGTAGGCAGAGCGGAATAGAACTATCAATAGTATGAACTGAGAAACTAGCGCTAGGCATACAGCAATTAGTGTGCCTGTATCTATAAACATTTGTTATCTCCTAAAAAAGTATTGGACTTGTAACGGGCCGTTAATGTTGCTGGGGCCTGAGAAAAAAAAGAACAGTGGACTAGCCGAGCCGAAGCCCGACTAGCCCACTGGATGCTTACGCTAGGAACTCAAGGTTGGTAACGATTTGGTTGTCGTACCACTTGGTTTTGCCCTGGTCTTCACGGGCTGTGGTTGTGAGGTAGCCTGATAGATTGACTACGAACTCAGAGTTACTTGTTAGTAATGGTCTGAGTTGAGCGATGATGCTGGTGTCAGTGATTGTGACCTGACGGCTAGCGATGAAACGGCTACGCATTTCTCCGTTAGGTGTGTATTCCACCTGACGGGATTGAACGATGCCTTTGACTACGTTGCCATAGTCTTTAACTGACTTCAACAAAGCGTTGTTGAAGGTGAAGGAATTGATTGCTGTGTTCATCTTAGTCTCCTTGTTAATTGGTTGATTACTTTTTGTTGGGGCTGTCCCCCGTCACTCTGACGGGGGCGCCCCTTGTTGGGATTAGTAGCAAACTGGGCAGTCTGCTTGGTACTTATTGTAGATGAGGTTGCAGGAATTGCATACAACCTCGTTGTTGGTGACAGTGACTGACGTTTCTAAATCAAAGATACGGTCAGTGAGTAGACTGATTGGAGGGAGGAACTCGTCTTCCCTGTCAGTCCAGTCGTGATTAGATACTAACTCACGAACTACGGACATAGGATTGAACTCTGATACTGAACCTCCGTTGGCTACTGCGACCTTGTTCGCACCGTAGCCACGGTAGTAGAAATCCTCTGACTCGTCAACAATCTGATGAGCCAGATAGGTATCACGACTGTCACGTAGTTCTTGACAGTCTGGACATAGTTCGGTTAGCGCTTGGCATTGGTAGCACATAGTTTGGATTGAAATGCCGTTGCTTGTGGTATTCATCTTTTTACCTCTTTCTGGGCTTAACCACATTTGGGTTAAACTTGGAACACACGAACTCGTAGCATTTTGGAGTCCCTTGGACGAGAAAATGCGGTGATTTTCTGACCAGTCACCAACAGCGATATACACGATTTGATAAAATTTTTTGCAGGGAAGCCAATGGTTTGGCTTCCGAGGTCAAAAAACTTTGTCAAATAGTTATAGCGCTGTAACTGAAAGATAGATATTTTAATAGATATTCTTTCAGTTTGACGGGCAGAAAATCCGAGTAGGATGTCCTCCCGCGCCCCATTGCGGGAGCGGGGCGTGAGGAAGAATCCAGCAAGGCTCTATATGGCGAGCAATATCTATTCTAAAGAATAGTATTGCGAAGACATATGCCGACGGCTGGGGCTGACGAATTAGATGCGATTAGCCTAGCCACGGCGCCAGCCACATTGGCTTTAGCCAATCCGCTTTTGCTTTTCATTTTGCTTTTAAAGTTTTGTTATTAATCAGCCTGGCACAGGATATATTTATAACAGAACTGGCGCGACTGATAGGGAGCGGAGATAGCCTGTAGACCAGCAAGCCCTGCTATAGTACAGAGCAGGACTGTCCACAGTCTGTGCTGAGTCTACGCAGACCCCAGACTTATTAAAGGCGGGGTAAACACAGTAGAGTATCTACCAAAAAGATTTTCCCGTACAACCTACAGCCTGTGCACCTGTCCTATTATGTCCTATTTTGTATATATCCTTTCTGTGAGTTACCTCACACTTTGCAAGCAAAGCGTTCGTTTAGGCTGTTTGAACGGATTAATACTATATAGGGGCGCAAAGCGCCCACTGATAGTAGCAAGGTCTTCAGGACCTTGCGTACAGAACTGTATTACAGTCTGTTTCTAACTGTCTGTACTAACTATCAGTATAGTATGTAGATGGGACAGTTCTGTGACTTTTGAGAAGGGAAAGAACAACCCTAGGACAGAGGCTATGGCAGCCGCAAAGGCTAAAGTAATAGCCCTTGTCTCTGAGGGTTGGACACCGCATAAGGCGATGGCTGAGGTTGGCAAGCAACCTGACACCATCCGCATCTGGTGTCTAAGAGACCCTAAGTTTGCTACAGCCTTGGCCCAAGCCAAGGAAGATGCTAAAGAGCGTTCCCTAACCGCCCTAGGTATTGCTAGGGATGATATTAGTTTTCCACAGTTCTCTGAGATGTTTTTAGAGCAAAAAGTCTTTAAGCACCACCAGGACTGGATTGACCTACTAGAGGGTAGGGAGCCTAGTTGGCTCCACGAGTCTATGATTTACGAGAAGGGCGACCCCCACCGCCTTCTTGTAAACGTGCCACCTGAGCACGCTAAGAGTACGGTGATTACGGTCAACTACTCTACTTACCGCATCGCTCTCAATCCCAACGTTAGAATCATCGTAGTTTCTAAGACGCTTGTCAAAGCACGTGAGTTCGTGTATGCCATCAAACAAAGGCTGAGCCATCCGCGCTGGTTAAAGTTGCAAACAACATTTGGGCCAGAAGGGGGTTGGAAGGAAGACTCTGACACTTGGCGCGTTGACACCGTTTACCTTGGGGGCGATGCTCGTAACTCATCTGAGAAGGACCCGACTATCCAAGCCTTAGGTATGGGTGGACAGATTTACGGTGCCCGTGCTGACCTGATTATTCTAGACGACTGCATAACTACCGCTAACGCTCACGAGTATGAGAAACAGATTAACTGGCTGCAAAAAGAAGTTATTACCCGTCTAGGCAAAAATGGTAAGTTGCTAGTAGTAGGGACGAGAATTGCGCCAACAGACTTTTACAAAGAACTCCGCGACCCGAAGCATTGGTCGGGCGGTAAGTCTCCTTTCACTTATATGGGTATGCCTGCGGTTCTTAAGTACGCTGAAAAACCCGAAGACTGGGAAACGCTTTGGCCTAAGAGTGACGTTCCTTGGGATGGCGATGACGATACGCCAGATGCTGACGGACTCTATCCTAAATGGGATGGAAAAGCATTATTCAGAAGAAGGGGAGAAGTAACCCCCTCCACCTGGGCGCTGGTCTACCAGCAAGAAGACGTAACAGAAGATTCCATTTTTCCTGCTGAACTTGTTCAGGGTTCTATAAATGGGATGAGAAAGCGCGGTCCTTTGAGACCTGGCGCTGCAGGACACCCCTCTCAAGTAGAGGGTTATACCGTTGTGGGATTTGACCCTGCTATGGGTGCTGGACGTGCTGCCTTTGTTGCTATGACATTTAACAGACACGATGGAAAGATTTATGTTCTGGATGTTCTGGATATGTCAGAACCTACACCGCAAAAGATTAGGCAGGCAATTGAGGAGTTTGTTCAAAGGTTTAAGCCACAGGAACTACGCGTTGAAATTAACGCACACCAAAAAGCCTACGCCCTTGACACAGAATTACAACAGTGGTTGGCAGTTCACGGCGTTCGCCTTAATTCTCACTTCACTGGCAAAAACAAATGGGACTCCAACTTCGGAGTCGCTGGAATGTCTACCTTGTTCGGAACAACCAACAACGGAAAACACCAAAGAAATAACCTCATTGAAATACCAAGCACTGAAGGCTCTGAGGGTCTAAAGGCTTTAGTCCAGCAACTACTAACGTGGAGACCTGGAACCAGAGGCAAGACCGACTGTGTGATGGCTTTGTGGTTTGGTGTCTTGCGCTGTAGAGAATTTATGCAGCAAAACTCACACGTGCAAAAGTATGCTCACAACCGTTGGGCAACCAGAGCACAATCACAAAAAAGATATACAGTAAATCTTGACGAGATGCTTGCCGAGCAATGGCAACAAACTTACGGATAGGAAGATAAATGCCAAAGTTACCTAAAGGAAGACATCTTCCTAACTTTCCAGATAACTCACACGTAACACCTGAGTATTCTTTAAATTCTGGTAATGGTCCAATAGGAGACCCAGGTTTTAATAATAATCCTATGTCTAAGAAATTAACTAAGTGGGCTAAAAAAAACAAAGACCTTTTTAGAAAGTAAGGACATAGATGCTATCAATAGAACAAATCTCAGCACGCGTTGAGAATTTGCGTGAGCGGTCTGCTGACCGTGATGCACGCCAACAAGACGTGCTTGCTGTCCGTAAAGGTCAGATTGCTACTGTCTACCCAGATTTTTTTCCTGAAGGTGTAGATGCCAATGTCGTTGCCAATTTTATTGATATTGTTGCGAGAGACCTATCTGAGGTTATGGCGCCTCTCCCTTCGGTCAACTGCTCCGCGGCGAATCAGGCTAATGACCGTGCTCGTAAATTTGCTGATACTCGCACCCGTATTGCTACTAACTATTTTGCTCACTCAGATTTACAAGTCCAGATGTATACAGGTGCAGACCTCTACATCACCTTCGGTTTCGTTCCATTCATAATTGAGTTGGACGAAGAAGCAGGGCTACCGCGTATCCGTATAGAAAACCCAGTGGGCGCTTACCCAGAGTTTGACCGCTATGGACGCTGTATTGCCTTTGCAAAACGTTACTATATGGCAGTAGGAGAACTTGCTTCGCAGTTCCCTGAGTATGCCCATATCCTGCTTGGTAAAGAAATGTATAAAGCAGATATGAATTCACAAATTGAAATTGTTCGTTATTACGATAATGAGCAATCTATTCTATATGTGCCAGAACGTAACAACCTAGTACTATCACAAGCCAAGAATCCAATTGGCAAGATGATGGTAGTAGTAGCACGCCGTCCATCAGTAGATGGCGAGATGCGTGGACAGTTTGATGACGTACTCGGTATTCAGTTGCTTCGCAACAGGTTCGCATTACTTGCGATGGAAGCAGCGGAAAAATCCGTGCAAGCACCAATTGTTCTACCGCAAGATGTTAATGAACTTGAAATGGGTGGCGATGCGGTTATTCGTACTGCTAATCCACAAGGAGTTCGCCGTGTAGACCTAAACATTCCACCTGGAGCATTTACTGAACAAGCATTGCTTCAGCAGGAATTAAGAACAGGTACACGTTACCCAGAGGGACGTACTGGAAATATTGATGCCAGCATCATCACGGGACAGGGTGTGCAGGCGCTTATGGGAGGCTTTGATACACAGGTCAAGTCTGCTCAGGCTATTTTTGCTTCAGCACTACGAGATGTTATCTCTGTCTGCTTTGAGGTAGATGAGAAGTTCTTTAACTATGAGAAAACTATCCGTGGTGTAGATGCTGGTAGCCCATACCAAATTACATATTTGCCAGCAAAAGATATTAAGAAAGATTACTCAGCCGATGTTCGTTATGGAATGTTGGCAGGGCTTAACCCTGCACAGGGTTTGATTTTTATGTTGCAAGCACTTGGGGGCGGACTAATCTCAACAGACCTTGCTATGCGTGAACTACCATTTGGTATTAACGTAACGCAAGAACAAGAAAAGATTGAGATTGAGAATATGCGTAAATCGCTAGTTCAATCTTTACAGGCCTACACCCAAGCAATTCCACAAATGGCAGTTGGCGGACAAGACCCGTCAATGGTTATTAAGAAAGTTGCAGATGTAATTAAGGCACGTCAGAAGGGTGTACCTATTGAAGACGCAGTGCAAGAAGTCTTCCCAGAATTACCTCCTGCTGGTGCTGCCGAACAAATGGTTGAGCAACCGTCCCCTGCTCCCGCAGGTGGCCCAGCAGGAGGCGCTCCTCAGCCATCACTACAAACTTTATTATCTAGTTTAAGTGCTGGCGGAACTGCTAGTGCTAGTGCTAGAACTGCAATACGGAGGTAGCAATGCCACCGCGTAAAAAGGTAAATAAAAAGGCTAAGCCAACACCAAAGCGTAGAAGAACTACCAAAGAGCCAGTATTAGTAAAGATTGATTTCTGGGCTATTGCTGCTAAAGAAGTTTATGATGCTTGTGTTCGTGCAGGATTTGATGAGGGTACCGCAATGGCATTTGCTATGGATAGGTCAAGTTATCCTGATTGGATAGTAGACCCTTTAGACCCAATTAAAAACCCGCTTGATGATTTTGAGGAGGATGAGGACTAGTGGCAGATATTAGAGAAAAAGTGTCTGGGATTGGTTCTATGTCTGAAAGAACAGATTTAAATGTTTCTAGCCAACCTGCTCGTTATATTTCTGGTTTGCCTCAAGGGCAAGGTCAAGCAACCTATGACCAACAAACTGCTGCACCTATGGCAGCAACCCCACAAATTGAAGCAATGGGAATTGGTGCATTAGACATTACTCCTATTACTGCAGAATCAAAACGTCCTGATGAAGATATTCTTACAGGTGCAAGTTTTGTTCCAGGAACAGATACTGCATTACTTAATTTGCCATACCAACAACCAACTATGCTAACTACATTGGGCAAGATTGCCCAGAATGACCCAACTGGAGACACAGAATTATTTATGATGATGTTCCAAAATAGGGGTCTTGGTTAATGCCACGCGAGAATCTTCTTAGTCCTTCTGTAGCAGAGGTAAGTCCTAACTTTTACAATGCTGCACTTAAATCACAACTTTCAACTAGTGAGCAGGCTTTAGTAACCCAAGCCTCTTTAGCGTGGAAAACTGCTAATACACTAATGAAGTTAGGTAAAGATAAAGCACGTAAACAGTTTCTTGAACTTACCCCTGATGTACAATCAACTATTCGGTATATGTATCCAGACCGTGAAGAATTTTTGCCAGAACAAAGTCCTCAACAACAACTAGCACAAAAAGTTATTAAAGGTGCTGGCAAAGTAGTTCAATTTTTTGGTAGTCCTATTATTAGTGCTTTTCAGGCTGCTGAAACTTATGGTCGTGTAATTAATACACCATACCAACTAGAGCAAAAACGTGAACAAGGTATTGACATTTTTAATACCAAAGTTCTTACTGATACTTATTATGGCAAAAATAATTGGCGTTGGGACCGTGTAGAAGAATACAACAAAAAATATGGCGTTGCTTTAACAACGTTAGCCCGTGGCATTGCAGAAGGTAGAACTCCTGGTGAGTCTATTGACCTGTATGGCAAGTTTGATAAAGATATGGCTGCTGCTATTCAGTTTATGAATGACAATCCTAAACGTTTTGATACGTTTATGAAGTCTGTAAAAATGGATGCACAGGTTTCTTGGGGTAGAGATATTGTTAATAAGTTTGTTCCTACTGAAGCCGCTGCTTCTGGTGCTACATTAAATAGTAATCACTGGGCAGTTAAGTTTACGGAAAAACTTGGCATTGATTTAAAGACACAAAAAGGTCGCCTTAAGGCTAAGGGTTTAGTTTCTGGTCCACTAGATGCTATTTATCAGACAGCAATTGACCCATTGTCATATGTTGGTATTGGGCCAGGAGCAAAGGCTGCAACTACTGGTATTCGTGGCGTTAAAATGACTGGCGCTGAAGCCAAAACATTAGTTGGGTTAAAACCTAAAGGCGAACGTCTTGCAGATATTTATCAAGTAATTGCAGAACGTAGTGGTAATGCTTCTGATGCTATTGCTTGGGCATTTACTCAACCAGATGTAATTAAATTTTGGGACGATGAACTAGGTCCGCTAATTAAAAAGTATGCCGAGGCAGAAGGACCTACAAACAAAGCCGCTGCTTACAATGAAATTTCTCAAAACTTTGCAGGTTATACAAGCCGTGAATTTATTAAAGAACTTGCCAGCCCAGAGGTTCAAGCCTTTGATGCTGCGGGTGCAGAAAACTTCTTTACTAATATTGATAACTTTAATAGAATACTAACTAGTCGTGTAGATGGCACAAGTTATAAACGCAATGGTATTCCATCTGCTAGTTTTTCACGCAAAATTGCAGCAACTGTAGAAAAAACAGCCCGTGCAGTATTTAGTCCGACAATAACTGCTAAGACGGACCCAGCAATTTTGGCTAAAGTAGATGATGAACGTCAAACTGCTATGGATATTCTTAAAACAACAGCAGATTCTGATGAAGTTTTAGTAAACCCCAATGTACAAGAAGTATTTAAATTAGGCAAAGATGTTTCTAAAGTACAACGTGGGCTACAAAAAATAGGTACTTCATTTGCCAGAAGCCCTGGTCGTATTCTTTTTGGCGATGATGCTATTAAAACAGCGCAAGATTTTCGTAATCTTGCCTATTTAGTTTTAGAGAATCCACGAATTGCCGATGCTATGACAGAATCTTTCTTGGACGAAACAATGGAAAACCAATTTACTATTGTTCGTAACCTATATCAGGCCGTAATGCTTAAGGCTGGTATGAATGGTTCTGCTGGTGGCGAAGCCCATATGGCTACAATTCTTTCATCTACCTTTAGCGAACAAGGATTAGGTACTACTTCTCGTATAGAGGTACCTCTTGACTTTGCTGATGTTATGAATCCTAGCGCTTTCCGTATGGAAAATGATGTACCACTATTGACTGGTAAGGGTGCTATACGTCCAAGTCAATTAGTTGAGGGTATTGCTCCACTTCCTTATGATTTGATTTATCAGTATGGTGCTCAATCTAAAGTTTCTCAAAAAATTAACTTTACTAATGCACTAGGTGGTGCTACCAGAAATAACGCAGTACGTTTATATACAGACTTTTGGGCTCAGCAAACATTATTTCCGCGTTTAGGTATTCGTTCTGCTATAGATGAAGCCTTTTTTATGTATATGGCAGTGCCGTGGTATAATGTTCGCCAGTATTTAACTGGCGCTGCACTTGCACCTACCCGTGTTCTTGAGTCAATTACTGGTAGTAATAGTGCTATGGGTATGTATCGCCGTGCTGCATATAAACTTCCTTTTGTTGGTAAGTTGCTTGACCCAAGAAAAAAGATTACTCCTGAACAGCGTTATCAAGCCGTTAAGAATTTAGCCAAAGAAGAATCTATAAAGCGTGGCTATGATGTCCCAGAGTCTGAAATTGCTATGTCTCTTATTCGTGGAGAGATAGTTCGTCAGGCTGAAGAAATTTATGGTAATACTTTAGACCCACAAACTTGGAAAAACATTCGTGAGTTAATTGAAGTTAATCCACAGGTTTTAGATTCTATGGTTAACTCCTTGGGCGCTAGGTCATCTTTATCAGGTAAAATAGATGTTGAATATGTAGACACTATGTTTACTCCTAGCAATCTAAGTAAGATGTATGAAGACTATGGATTGACAGCAACTAAAAAGTTTAGACCAATTCAAGTTAGTAAAATGAGCCAGAAACAAGTTGCTATTGCTCACTATCGTCAATACTCTTTAAGTTTTCCATATAATAGTAAGTCATTTGGTGATGGTGTATTTATTTCACCAGCAACGGCTTTCTTTACTAACAATGGTTTAAAAACTGCAGCAGATTTAGTTAAAGCCCGTAATCAACTACTTGAAAAAGTTGGCGTCAAGTTTTCTGAAGAAATTGGTGGCTATGCAGTTACTAATGAAAAGGCTGTAAAGGCTTTTAATACTAAATTTTCATCTACTGTTTATAGTCGCCAACAAGGATTGCCAGAATCAGAAATTGCTTGGCTACATATAGACCGTATGTTGACTGAAATGCGTTATACATTTCACGGTGGACCTAATGCTTTTAATAAAAAACTACTTGATGCAGTAAATACTAAGCATAAAGAAATAGTTGACTATCGCCTTAACGCCAAAAAATCTTTAGAAGGCGCTTGGGAAAATGCTGCAGCCAGCCTAACGTTTAAAGAGTTTGAAGACTTTACTGTAAATATGCACCCTATTGGTGAGATTAATACTGACTTAGTATCTTATGGTGAAGTAAAAGATATGAAGGTATTTGAAGAAGAAGGCGGATTGCCTATGCTCCTTCAGAAATTTAGCAACTGGACTATGGAAGTTATGGATGCTACTGTCACAGGCTTTTATCGTCAGAAGGCTTTGTGGATTGCTTATGATGTTAACAGGGAAAAGATTAGACCATTAGAAAGTTTATTGGCTACTCGTTATAAAAATGCTTTAATTGAACAAGGTATGAATCCAGGTAAGGCTGAGGCAATTGGAAAGACTCACGCAAAGAAACAAGCAGTAGAGCAAGCCTGGAAACAATCTGGTGAAGAAGTTTTGCAATATGTAGATAACCCAAATATCCGAAGCAATATGGCTATCTCTGTTCGTTCAGTAGCCCGTTTCTACAGAGCAACTGAAGACTTTTATCGCCGTTTGTACCGTGTATATGGCAAGACTCCACTACGCACTCTTTATAGATTGCGTCTATTAAACACAGGTCTTGACGCTGCTGGTGATATTTATGAGGATGACAGAGGAGATAAGTATATTATCTTCCCTACAGATACCATTATTAACTCAGCAGTAGAGCCAGTAGTCCGTGCATTTAGTGGCAAAGAAGAATTTAATATTCCTACCTTTAATGAACTATCACTTAAGTTAAGACTTGTTAATCCATCTTTTGCACCAGATGCAGGTTATCCTGCATTGTCTGGTCCTATTGGTTCTTTTGGTACATTGGTATTAAAAGCAATAGTAGGAAATGTAGTTCCTTTTGCAGAGCGTTTAGGTATTATTTCTGAAGAGACTGCTGATAAAGCACAAGCAAAATTTCTTGAAACTACAGATATTATTGGCAAGATTGGTTTAGGTAACTTTGCTGATACCACTAACTTTAAGAATTTCTTTGTGCCTATGTTGCAGAGTACATTCTTTCAGGCTGCTTCAACATTAATAGATAATGAAGCATTATCAGATAAAGAGTGGGACCGCCAACAGACAACTGCTGTAATGCAGGCTATGCGTTACTTCCAAGCCTTTGGTATGGGTATTGATGAGTCAGCCTCTGAGCCTGAGAAATATGCTTATCAAAAGAAACTTAAAATTGCAACCAGCAATATTATTATTGCTCGTACACTACTTGGCTACGTAAGCCCAGGTATGCCTACCTTTAGAGAGTCCAAAGATTTACCAGCCTTTTTAAAGAAGAATGGCATTACAGGATTTAAGTCTGAGTTTTGGGATATTTATAATGGTATCCTTCGTAATGAAGGCGAAGATGTAGGTAATGTATTTGACCTAGCCGTTGCTACATTTGTTGGCAAGTATCCTGATAAGGCCATCTATACAGTTCCTGCCACTGAAAAAGAGTGGAAAGTTATCATTGCTATGACAGATGATATGAAGGGCTGGATACGTAAGAACGAACGCTTTATTGATATTTATAAAGAAATGGGTTATGTATATGCCCCCAAAACTGGTGAGTTTAATGCTGATGTTTATAATTTCTTGGAGTCACAGGACCTTATTAACATTCCAACCTTTGAAGATTATCTTATTAAACTACAGGTAGCAGTAGATAAAGAAAAATACTTTAACGTTCAACAGCAATTAGAAGAACGTCTTGCTACAACTGGAATTACCCAGGAACGTAGAGAACTTATTGATATTGCAGCCAAGACTAAAAAAGATATGACTACTGCTAATCCATATCTTCAGGCTGAAATTAATGGTTCAGTTAACGAACAAGGTAGTCTACGTATTAAGTTCAAGGCTTTGTATGAGGCTAACCAAGATAAACGTAACCCAGCCGATGCTAAGACTAAGAAGGCTATGCAAATAGCCCTAGAAGAAGTTGCTAACTTTGTAGCCAATGCTACAGATGACTATCTATCACGTCGTTATGATTTTAGTAATCTAAAAGAACAACAGCGTGAAGAAGTTCAAGGCATTATTAATGAGTTGGCTAAAGCATATCCAGCAGTAAAAGAAGCAAATCGTGTGGTCTTTAAGCCACTACTTAATTCGTTCTCAAGAGATGCCGTGCAGGCAGGTACAGGAAGGTAAACAATGGCAGTAGCCAAGTCTCCAGATGAAGCCAAAGCACAGGCTGAAAAGGCTCAAAAAGCACCAAAGAAACATCTTTCTGATTTGCAATCAGATTTTGGTGGTGATAATCCTACATATTATGTATCTTTTGATGACTATGGTAATACACGTATTTTGCAGACAGTTATTGGCGACAAAACACAACAACGTTTCTTGGTTGTAAAAGCAGATGGTTTAGGTTATGACCTAGCCAATGGCGACCAAATAGTTAAGCAGGTCCGTACTTACTTTAAAAATAATAAAGAAGGTCTACGTAAGACCCTATATGACCTAGGCTATATGTCAGAGCGGGAATACACTACCCGTAGCGAACAGGCTATTACCTCAGCAATTCTAAAGGTAGCCAATGAATATACAGTAGATGTTGTTGATTCATATCGCATTGATGGCAAGACTAAGTTTCCTACCTTTACTAACTGGTTAAGTAGTATTCCTTCTGCTGGTGATGATAAAGATAGTGCTTATCCACGCAGAGATATTAACTTAGAAGACCGTGATGTAATTCGTGCTTTAGTTGAAGATGTCTATATGGATACCAATATGCAGTTGCCTGATGACCCTACAGTTATTGAGGCAAAGGTAGACCGCTATATGGATATGATTAAAAAGGGTGTACTAACTACAGCAAAAGAAGTCAAGGGTGAGAATGTATTTACTACTGGTAAAGGCTTTTCTGAAGCCAGAGTTCGTGCAGAACTAGGTAAAGAAATCCCAACTGAAAACCCAGAGGCTTATCAAAAAGCACAGAGTCTTAACTTCCTTAGTTTCTTGGCGCAGATGGAGCAGAGGTAATGGCAGATACAGCAGAACAAATTGCCTATGATACGGAGTTAGCACGTATCAATTCTATGCCCGTAGGCGTTGCTAAAATTAAAGCACGTGAGGCATTTGATGCTAAGTACCCTAATGGTCGTCCGACAGCAGTTGGTGTAGATACTACTGATACTACTACTGGCGTAGCAGAGGCGTTAGCCTTTGGTTTAACTGAAGCATTGATTGCTGCTTTCCCTGAGTTAAAGCCTATCTATGATTTGTTTGTAGTCAAAAAGTTTGCTGATGCTCGTATTGCTTACTATGCCTCTGACTACTATAAGAATTTAACTGCTACTTCTCAGGACCGTAAGAAGAAAAAGGCTACCCAGCCTGGTGTTTATGCCCAGGAGTTTGATGCCTGGAAACAAGCAACTAAGGTCAGGCTTACATCTAAAGGTGTTAAAGTAACACCAGAGATAGAAAAGTTATTAGAAGGTTTTTATGATGAGGGTTATAGCGACCTACAGATTGACCTTAAGATTCTTGACTCTGGCAAACTAGGAACTATTGGTGGCAGCACACTAGGTCTTATTAACCAACTTAAAGATGTAGCCTACGACCAGGGTGTAAACACTATCCTTCCTAAGTCTTATTGGGAAAAGGTATCTACTGGATTATTTGCAGGTACTTTAACTACTGATGATGTAGAAGAAGAACTAAAAGGTTTTGCTATTTCAGCCTTCCCTGCTTATGCCAAGGGCATAGAAGCAGGTCGTTCATTTAATCTACAAACTTCAGCATTACGTCAGACTATTGCTAATCTACTTGAGGTAGACGTAGATACTGTCACAAATGATAACCCAATCTTTAAACAATTAGTTGGTTATGTAAATCCTAAAACACAAACACCAGAAGTAGTTCCTTTGTGGGAGGCAGAAAAGATTGTTAAAAGTAGAGATGAATGGAACTACACCAAGAACGCCAGAGATACCTATGATGCTCTTGGCCTTAAAGTATTGCGTGATTGGGGGCTAGCATAATGGTACAACCAAATACTTTAATTGATGGTGGCGGAGATAACGAAACCGCAGCGGAAAAACGTGCAAGACGTATGGCTGAACTTAAGGCTGAACGTGAAAAGCGTATGGAAGAAGCGGCTAGACAACGTGCTGCCTCTGACCCGATGAAAGACCCTACTAACCGACCAGAAGCACCTCAGTTAGATGACGGATATATTCGGTATTATTCTTGGATTGGTGGAGTAACAACAGGTTCTTGGAGACTTTATAAAGAAAAAGCAGATTCTCCTAAAGCGGCTTCTGCTGAAGCACGCTCCGAGGGTGGAGCAACACAGGCTGACTTTTCTAGTTCTACTGGTGCCAATACGTTAGCGGCAAGTGATTCTTCTGGAAGCACTGGTAGTACTGGTAGCACTGGTAGTACTGGAAGTACTGGTAGTACTGATAGCGCTGGAAGTACTGGTAGTACTGGAAGCACTGGAGGCGCATCTCAAACTAATGAACAATATGCTCAATCTCTTGGCTATACATTTGGCGCACCCCCAGCATCTTTAGGATTTCAAGGGGTTTTAAGTTCTACATTCAGTGAATTTACTAGCCCTGGTGTACAAAAATCTTCACCAATTTTTGCATATAAAATTGTTGATAATGGTGACGGAACATATTCACTTGCTGTTTTAGCAAGGAGAGATGATAACTCAGTTACAGGCGGTACTTATGGTGCCCGATATTATCTTGACCCAAATAGTAAAACATATATAAATGCTGCCAGCAATAATACAGGTAGTGCTGGAAGTACTAGCAGTACAGGTGATAGTAGAACTACTGGCAATACAAGTAGCACAGACCCAGCAACATTAGCATTTATTAAATCTTTGCAAGACCAAATTGCAAAACTTACTGCAGGTAATCAACAATCTGCAGCAGATAAAGCAGCAGCAGATGCAGCAGCCAAAAAAGAAAAGGCTGAAAGTGCTATTGCAGTTTTGACAGACCGTTTTAGCAGATATGGTTTGGCTAGTTTAGTGCCTAAGATTAAAGAGTTGGCTATTGGTGGTGCTAGTGAAAATACTATTACCCTACAACTACAGGAAACAGAAGAATATAGACAGCGTTTTCGTGCTAATCAGGACCGTATTAAGAAAGGTCTATCTGTTCTTGACCCAGGTACATATTTAGCCCTTGAGGATGATTATCGTCAAATTCTTAGAGCATATGGCTTAAAGCAATTTGATAATGATGACTATGTAACTCAGTTTATATCTAATGATATTTCTACAACTGAGTTGTCTAACCGTGTAGTTACAGCGGTTCAGCGTGTTCAGAACGCTGACCCAGCAGTTCTAACTACATTGCGTGGTTTTTATGGCATTAGCGACAATGACCTTGTTGCCTATGTACTTGACCCTAATCAACAGTTCCAGAAGATTGAACGTCAGGTTGCAGCAGCAGAGATTGGTTCAGCAGCAAGACTTCAGGGTATTAATGCTGGAGTGGCTGTATCTGAGCAGTTGGCTGCACAAGGTATTACTAAAGCCCAGGCTCAAAAGGGTTATGCAACTATTGCAGACATCCTACCTACGGCTGAAAAACTGTCTGATATTTATGCAGGAACTCTTGATGAATATCGTCTTGGTGAAGCAGAGCAAGAAGTGTTTAACACGCTTGCGTCTGCTCAACGTAAGAGACAAAAACTTGCAGAACGAGAAGTTGCAGCATTTTCTGGTACTAGTGGATTAAGTAAGGCTTCATTAAGTAGCCAAATTGGCGGCAATATATAGATTCCCGATGTGGACCAATCGGCCCCACACGGTGTATTAGACCGATAGTAAGAGCCAGCCCACCTACCCCTGGGTGGAACTGTGGCTTACGAACTAACTACAAATAGAAAGGGTGGTTGCTATGAGCAACAACTACTGGGATGACGAAGAAGACGAAGACAATGTACCTGACCATCAACTGACTGGTGATGACTTAGTTAAGAAACTAAGAAAAGCCAAGCGTGCTGATGAGAAGCGCATTAAAGAACTCTCCGAACAACTTGAAGGATTCCTCAAGGAGAAGCGAGAGTCTACCGTCAAAGAAGTCCTAGAAAAAAAGGGAGTAAACGCTAAGGCTGCACGCCTTATCTTGAAAGATGTGCCAGATGCCACAGAGGAATCTATTGATTCTTGGCTCCGTGATAACGGAGATTTAATTGGCTATAACCCACAGGCTGTTCAAGAAGATGTGCAAAATAATCTTGCGGCATTACGCCAGCAAGATGTGTTAACTCAAGGCGGAATTACTCCAGACAAACTCGTAGACATTGAAGCACGTATGGAAAACGCAGATTCAATGGATGAGTTAATTAACTTACTACGAAACTCCTAATCGTTCATAGTCACTGGAGGTGACGCAAAAAAATGGCTAACCAATATACGTCAACCGCGAGCACATCGCTCGGCGGTTCCGTTGGTGGTGCTGGTCTAGTACAGAAGGCGTATGACCGTCTTCTAGAGTTTGCGCTACGTTCTGAACCACTCATTCGTTCAGTCGCAGACAAGCGCCCTGCAAAGCAGGCAATCCCAGGCTCAACCGTAGTTCTACAGAAGTACGTTGACCTTGACCAAGTAACATCAACTTTAACTGAGACAACTGACCCAGATGCAGTTTCTCTAACAACCCCAACATCTGTAACCATTACTCTTAATGAGTATGGTAATGCAGTGCTAGTAACCCGTGCTCTTGAGTTGTTCTCATTGGCAGATGTAGACCCATCAATTGCAAATATCATTGCATATAACCTTGCTGATTCTATTGATACCGTTGCAATGAACACTCTACGTTCAGGTTCAAACAACATCTTCTCAGGAGATGCAACTTCTGTCGCTGGCGTAGACGCTGCTGACACAATTGACTCTGCTGATATTCGCAAGGTAGTTGCAAAACTACGTGCTAACAAGGCTAAGTACCGCCGTGGTTCTGACTACTGGTTCGGTATTCACCCAGAAGTTTCACACGACCTTCGTGCTGAGACTGGAAATATGGGCTGGAACTTTGTTCACGCACAGACTTCACCTGCCGTAGATAATATCTGGGCTGGAGAAATCGGACGTTATGAAGGTGGATTCTTTGTTGAGTCCCCACGTCTTTACAATGCTAAGACTGGTGCAGACCAGACTGCATTGGCTACAACCGCTGTAACTGTTGCAGGTACTTCAGCAGGCTTCACCTTTGGTGTTGCTTCTTCTGCTGTTATCGCAACCCGTGCAGAGGTAGGCGACAAGATTGCTGGAACTGGTATTGCATCAGGTTCCAAGATTACTGACATCAGCACAACTGGTTCAACAACAACCATTACTGTTGATACAGCGTTTACCGCTGCAGTTACCGCTACAACTACTGTAACTGTAACTCCAGTAACCCGTGTATTCAATACAATCGCTTGCGGTCAGCAAGCAATGGCTGAGGCTGTTGCTGAAGAACCACACATTGTTATCGGTAACGTAACTGATAAGTTGATGCGCTTCCGCCCAATGGGCTGGTACGGCGTACTTGGCTTTGCAGTTTACCGTGACGAAGCGTTGTATCGCATTACTTCTGGTTCTTCAATCGCTGCTCTCTAGTTGATTGACTCTGCAGGGTAGGCCTTGAAACCTATCCTTCGGGGTGAGTTCATTAGGAGGACTTATGACTGAATGGCTATTTAAGACACCAACAGTACTAGAAGGTCCTGCTGGTGGTGCCCGTTTATTTTACTTTTATAGAATAGACCGTGGCATAACTATTGTTAGGGATACAGATGGTGAGTATGCACAGATTAGATACCCACAGGATTCTGATTTGTTGAACTATCCAGAGGTATATCGTGGTGGTTATGACTACACAGTAGATGATGCTACTAAGGCAGCATTAATTGCAGGTGATGTAGGAGTTACGGAGGACAACTTTACAGCGCTATGAAACATTGGGAGCACCATCCCGAGCCTGTTGAGGATTGCTTTGGTTGCAAAGCACTGACTTTACAGATGAATACAGGGGATGCAAATAGCAAGAAAGCAATGCCTAACAAGGCATTTAACAAAGAATTGGATGCCTATAAAGAAGCAAGAGCACAGGGTATCCAACCTGCTGGAACTACGATGAGTAAAATCCAGGAGGCTGTTCAGGCTAGTGAAACACTAGGTAAAGCCTATGACGCAGGCAAGATGCCACCAGCCAAACATATCAATAAAAAATCGGCAGCAGTACTTAAAGAACTAGGAGCATAACAATGCCAAAAGTAGGCGGAAAGAAGTTTCCATATACAGCCAAAGGTAAGAAGGCAGCAAAGATGTATGCCAAGGCTGAAAAGATAGAAGACAAAGCAATGATGATGAAGGCAGCAAAAAAGAAAATGGCTGCTAAGAAAAAGAAGAAATAATTATGCCAGGAAGAATTAAGCCAGGTATGACTGCTGGAGAACGTATGCAAAAGCAACGTGCTGCAGATGAGCGTAAGGCTCAGATGGCTGAGGATTTATTTCGTCAGAAAATGCAGCAAGGCAAAGTAACTCCACAAAATATCCAGAAGATTAAAGAGCAGATTGCTAAAAGAACTGGTGCTTATCCTATGGGAGATACAAACTAATGAAGGCAAAAAAAGGAATGGGCTTCAAGGCAGCCCAATCACAAATTGCCAAAAAGCAGGGTATCTCAAAGGAACGTGCAGGAGCAATCCTTGCGGCTGGTGCTCGGAAAGCCTCAGCAGCAGCCAAGAAAAAGAACCCAAACCTTAAAAAAGTTAAAGGCAAGGCTAAAAAGTAATGTCTTCGGGCAAATACAAACCGCACCGCAAGTTTAACTCTGTGCAAATCAAAGATGGCTATGTGGTGCGGTTAAATAAAAACGGAACAGTAAGAGCAGTACTAGGAAAGTATGGGGAATATGGCAAGCAAAGCGGACCCAAGGCTTAAGAGGGCTGGAGTATCTGGGTTTAATAAACCTAAAAGAACTCCTAATCATCCAACTAAGTCACACGTAGTCGTAGCCAAAGAAGGGGACAAAGTAAAAACTATTCGCTTTGGTCAGCAGGGAGTTTCTGGTTCCCCTAAGAAGCAAGGCGAGTCTACGTCTTATCGCAAGCGTAGAGAATCCTTTAAGGCAAGACATAGTAAAAATATAGCAAAAGGCAAAATGTCAGCAGCCTACTGGGCTGATAAAGTTAAATGGTAGGAGACCATTATGAAAGTAACACCACAACCAATTGCACCAAAGCCAAAAAAGCAACCAAGTTCTAAAAAACCAAAATCACCTGGTGCTGAAAAACCATATGAAATGCCAAAAATTCTTCCAGGCCCGATTACAGGAAATCCTGGAGTATCTTACTCAAAGGTTAATAGTTCTAAATTTGTAGACAGAGTATATAAGACATACTAATATGGCATATACAAATCCTGCGCTACGTGAGCGTATAAAAAATAAAGTTATGGCTAGCAGTAAAGGCGGAAAGCCAGGTCAATGGTCTGCCCGTAAAGCACAACTTGTAGCGCAGGAATACAAAAAAGCAGGCGGTGGCTACTCGGGTAGTAAAACTAGTAAACAAAAGTCTTTATCTAAATGGACTAAAGAAGACTGGGGAACTAAATCAGGTAAGCCCAGCACTCAAGGTAGTAAAGCAACTGGTGAACGGTATTTACCTAAGAAGGCTAGACAAAAACTTTCTTCTGCTGAGTATGCTAAAACGTCAGCAAAAAAACGTGAAGACCTACGCAAAGGTAAACAATTTTCTAAACAACCTAAATCAATAGCAAAGAAAACGGCAAGGTATAGATAATGACAACTGGTACAGCAGGTAGTTCATTTACAAGCGAACTTAATAGGTTGGCTAATGGTGGGACATATCCAGCACTAACGGCATATCAAGCACCAACTGCTGCTGCTAATGATTATGCTGGTACAACAGGCTTAGCGCTGATTGCAGCGCTTAATAAAAAGGCTGATGCTAATAGACAGCCAGATGATTACAAGGCTTTGGGCGGTATTTGCAATGAACTTGCTGGTACTACAGACCTTTCACCTACTGATGCTTTAAGGAGCATAAACCTATGACATATACCTTGGCTCAGATGATGGATGAAGTCCTGATTAACCTATCAGGATATACCTATCAGCAAGACCGTTCTACTTATTTAACTGCTGCAATTACCACAACTACTTCTCCTAGTTCATCACCATTGGTTATTAGCATTGCCTCTACTCAAGATTTAGGCAAGGGCGTTATTGAAATTGATGATGAGTTGATGTGGATTGATAGCGTAGACCGTGTTGCTAATACCGCTACTATCTCGCCTTATGGGCGAGGCTATCTAGGCACTACTGCCACTACTCACGCTGTTGATGCAAAGGTAACTATTAGCCCAATCTTCCCTAGATACAGCGTAGAAAAGGCTATCAATGATACTATCCGTGCGGTTGGTTCTGCTATTTATGCTACAAAGCAAACTACATTTACTTACAATGCAGCAGTAACTACTTACTCATTTAGTAATTTAGACATTGAAAACATTCTTGCTATCTCTTGGCAAGACATTGGACCCACAAAAGAATGGATACGTGTTAGACGTTGGGACTTTGACCCATTTGCAGATGTAGATACCTGGGGTAATAACACCCAGACAGTAACTATTGGTGATGTAATTATTGCTGGTAGAACTGTCAAGGTTATGTATGCAACAGAGCCATCTGAGTTTACTTCTACTAGCCAAGACTTTGTTACACAGACTGGACTACCTTCATCTACTAAAGATGTAGTAGTGCTTGGTGCTGCATACCGATTACTACAATATTTAGACCCAGCCCGTGCTGCTCAGTACAGCCCACAGGCTGATGAGATTGATGCTAAGCGCCCATTTGGTGCAAGCAACACAGCAGTACGACAACTCTTTGCACTATATACCCAACGCCTCAATGAGGAACGTGGTAGACAACAAACTAAATATCCTCCCCGAGTTCACTACAGCGCCCGATAGGAACATAAATGACAACACGGCAATACTCATCACGCTCTCAGCAAACCACGCTGACAGGTGCTATTACCTCTGGTGCTACGTCTATGACCGTAGTATCTGGAACAGCACTGCTAGGTGGTGTTACTATCCCAGCAGGCAGAACGTTTACATTAGTAATTGATGTTGATACGGCGCTGGAAGAAATTGTAGATGCAACGGCGGTATCTACTAATACATTTACAATTACCCGTGCAATAGATGGTTCAACAGCACAAGACCATAGTGCAGGTGCAGTAGTACGGCATATGGCAATCGGGCGGGATTACAGAGATGCTAACCTACACGCAGAGGCTGATGCTTCCTATAATGATGGCGGCGGTAATGCCCACACAATGCACGGTATTGCATCTGGTGAAGGTGTTGTAGTAGGTACTTTAAAGACTCAGACACTTACCAATAAAACTTTAACCAGTCCTACAATTTCTAACCCAACTTTAACTGGTACTCCTAGTGCCGAGGCAAGCATTGTTTTTGAAGGTTCTACTGCAGATGCTCACGAAACTACCCTAACTGTAGTTGACCCTACACAGGACAATATAATTACTCTACCTAACACTACAGGTACAGTTACAATTAATGACGCTACCCAGACTCTGACTAACAAGACCCTGACTAGCCCAATCATTTCTGGCTCACCAGTTATAACTGGTTTGTCCTCAGTGGGTATGTTAACTACCTCTGCTACCCCTAAAGATTACGTAGATAGCATCCTAGGCTCAGCAACGGCTGCAGCAACTTCAGCAGCATCGGCTGCTGCAAGTGCTACGGCAGCCGCTACAAGTGCTTCCAGCGCCTCTACAAGCGCCTCTAGCGCCCTAACTAGCGCCAACAGTGCATCTACCTCAGCCACAGCAGCGGCCACCTCTGCAACCTCTGCAGCGGCTTCTGCGACTGCAGCGGCTACCAGCGCTACAAGCGCTGCAGCATCTGCCACTACGGCTGCTAACTCTGCTACCGCAGCAGCAACATCTGCTTCCTCGGCTAGTACCTCGGCTTCCTCAGCCCTAACCAGTGCTAACTCAGCAAGCACCTCAGCAACTAGCGCATCTAACTCAGCGACTGCTTCGGCTACTTCAGCCAGTGCTGCTGCGACAAGCGCTACATCTGCTGCAGCCAGTGCAACTGCTGCTGCTACCTCAGCAACTTCGGCATCTGCTAGCGCTACCGCTGCTGCAACTAGCGCAACAAGCGCTGCTGCTTCAGCAACTGCTGCATCTACAAGTGCATCATCTGCTAGCACATCTGCTTCAAGCGCTTTAACTTCTGCTAATAATGCATCTACATCTGCATCTGCTGCTGCTACATCTGAGACTAATGCAGCAACATCTGCCTCAAGTGCAAGCACTTCAGCATCATCTGCTTTGACTAGCGCTAACAGCGCCAGCACTTCGGCTTCATCTGCGCTTACATCTGCTAACTCAGCAGCAACAAGTGCTGCATCTGCTGCTACATCTTATGACCAGTTTGATGATAGATACCTTGGTGATAAGTCATCTGACCCAACAACTGATAACGACGGCAACCCATTATTAACTGGTGCATTGTACTTCAATACAGTAGTCGGAGCAATGAAAGTTTATGACGGCTCAGCCTGGGATTTAGTAGCCCCTGATACATCTAACTTTATTGACAAATCAATCCTTACTGGTAAGGGTTCACTTATTTCTGCAAGTGGAGCATCTACTCCATCTGTATTAACTGTTGCTTCAACCAATGGATATATTTTAGCGGTTGACTCAGCAACAACAACAGGACTTGCCTGGGTTTCTCCTAATCCTGGTGACATCACTAGCGTAACTGCTGGCACAGGATTATCTGGCGGAGGCACATCTGGTGATGTGACTGTAAGCCTAGACACAACTTCAGTATATGTAGTACCAAGCCAGTCTGGTCAATCTGGTAAATATCTAACAACCAATGGAACTACAGCCTCTTGGGCAGTAGTAGACACTCAATCCCTAGAGGTAAGCACCCTAATGGGTGTTTTAATCTAAAGAAAGGCACAGTAAATAATGGCTGTCGTATCTAAAGTTCTGTTCCGAGGAGCAGCAACAACATCAACAGGAACAACCCTTTACACAACCCCTGCTGGTAGCACTGCTGTTGTTACCAACATTGTAATTGAAAATAGCGCAGCAACTACATCAACATTTACCCTTGCGCTAAACTCAGTTCCTATCGCATCTACCGTATCGGTAGGAGCAAATAGCATTACTGTTATAGACCTAAAGCAGGTACTTCCTGCAACTCAGACAATCACAGGTGGAGCATCTACTACTGCTGTAGATATTCACATTAGCGGAGTGGAGATTGCGTAATGGCTATTAGTCAATATCCTGGAGTAGGCCCTACAAATACTGATGTAGCCAATGCAGTAGTTACTGCAGGCAATGCTGCTGGTTTTGCTGCTACTGGTCCTACAACAACTCAGATTGCTGCAGCACTACCAACTAACTCAAGTATTGCTTCTGCAGTAGCAGCATCCGTTCCTACTAATTCAAGCATTGCTAACGCAGTTGCAGCAGCAGTTCCTACTAACTCATCCATTGCATCAGCGGTTGCTGCTGCAAATAATACAAACGTTCAAAATATTGTTCAGACTTATGCCTCTGCCAAGTCTTGGCGTAGTCAGATATTTACAGGCAACGGCAACTGGACTGCACCATCTGGCGTTAACTATGCAAGAGTATTTCTTGTAGGTGGAGGTGGCGGTGGAGCATCAAGAAACGGCGGTAACGGCACCAACGGTGGCGGTGGCGGTGGTGGACAAGTATTTGATGTTATGGTTGCAGTAACACCAGGAACAAACTATGCCGTGACTATTGGTGGCGGTGGAGCAGGTGGAAATGGTGCTGCTGGAACTGTTGGAAGTTCAACTACATTCGGAAACATTCTAACTGCTGGTGGTGGCGGTGGTGGTGGTTATTTTGGTGGCGGTGGAACTGGTGGAAATGGAACCTATAACTTTGGCGGACACGCTGGTGCACCTGCTGGTAATACTAGCACTTACCCTGGTGGCGCTCGCGCTGGTGGTTCAGGTGGTGGTGCTGGCGGGGCTAGCGGATTTACCCCATCATTACCTGGTGGCGGTGGAGGTGGAGCGGGTGGACCTGCGATGGTATCAATTTCAAGCGCAAACTTTCCTGCAACTACTTTGCCAGGACCATCAATAAATGGATTTGGAGCAGGTGGATGGGGTGGTACTTCATATACTGGAAACATTACTCAAGTAATTGGTGGCGCAAATACTGGCTCTGGTGGAACTGGCGGAGGTACTGGTCAGAATATTAATACTGCCGACGCTGGAGCAAGTGGTATCTGTATAGTATACTGGGAGGCATAACAAATGGCACATTTTGCACAAGTTGATGAAAATAATATAGTACAAAGAGTAACAGTTGTTCCAAATGAACAAGAACATAGAGCACTAGAGCATCTGACTCAAGATTTAGGTCTTGAAGGTAATTGGATTCAATGCTCATATAATACAATTCTTGGAGAACATAAGAATGGTGGAACTCCACTTCGTGGAAATTATCCAGGACAAGGTTGGGTATATGACCCAGTACTAGATGCGTTTTTCCAGCCTAAACCATTTCCTTCTTGGGTAAAGGATACTGAAAAGTATATCTGGGTAGCCCCAGTTCCTGAACCAGAACAACCTGGCTGGGAATGGGATGAAGAATCTTTATCTTGGAAAGTAATTGTAAGAGAGGAAGAATAACATTAATAGGGGACAAAATATAATCTTTACTAATACTGGAAATATACCAGAGGAGTATGCACCAAAACCTGCCTCTAAATTTATTCCAGATTGGTATAAGAATTTAGAATCATATATGAATGGCAAGAAAGCGCCTACTGGTGATGGCAATTCTGCTGCCACCATTAAACGCTGTATGCCAGTATTTGATGCCATAAGCGCTGGTTACATAATCGTTAGCCCTGCTGATGTTTATGTTAGCCAGCGTGATGGGCAGCCATTTTACGAGTGGGCAAATTTTGGTCTTATTCAGTTTCATCCTAAAGAACAAGCACCTGAACATCCTAATCGTAATGGACTTGAGGCATTTCCTAAGTGGATAAACTATTGGGCGATTAAAACCCCTAAGGGCTATTCAACTATGTTTGTCCAGCCATTTCATAGAGAGTCAGTATTTATTATTCTTCCAGGAGTTGTAGATACTGATACCTACACAGCAGCAGTTAACTTTCCATTTGTTCTTAATGACCCAAAGTTTGAAGGAACTATCCCTGCGGGCACACCTATTGCGCAGGTAATTCCTTTCAAGCGTGAGGGCTGGGAGATGAGTTTTGGCGGACAAAAAGAATTTATTGAACAGGCTAAAGTAACTACTAAGTTGCAGACTAAGTTCTTTGACAGATACAAGTCTATGTTCAGAGCAAATAAAGAATACAAGTAGAAAGCAAGGGGACAATGATAGGTAAGTCAGATACAGTAGCCCTCGGCTGGTGCGACAATGGTACTACCGATGGTAAGTTTACAGAAGGGCTAGCCACAGCACTAGTTGCTGGAGCCCCTAATGGTATGCCAATACATACTACAATTAGAGTACAAGGCAATCAGATTGGCAGACAACGCCAAGTATTGTTTGACCACTGGGCTGATAACATTAAGACTGATTGGTTACTTTGGGTAGACTCAGACATAGTACTAACTATAGATGCTATGGCTAAACTGTGGAAGACAGCAGATAAAATTAACCGTCCTGTTGTTAGCGGTGTTTATTTTATATCTAAAGAAACTGAAGGCAGTCTTATGCGCCCGTTTCCTTGTCTATTTAATGACATATCAGAGTTTCAGATTCAGTATTTACATCCACTTCCAGAGGATGAAGTAGTCAAAATTGATAATGCTGGTTTTGGTTTTGTGCTTATGCACAAGTCTATTGTGCCAAAAATCCGTGAGGCTAATCCTGGTAAAGGTATGTTTATGGAGACTGGCGATGGAGAAGATGACCACTTTATAGGTGAAGATATTATTTTTTTCCGTCGTATGAAAGCAGCAGGTATTCCACTACACGCTCATACTGGTGCAAAGGTTAGACATATTAAACGTTTTAGTCTTGACTTTGACTACTACGCACTGTACTGGTCTAATGAACATTTAAAGCAGAAACTTAAAGAACAACAACAGCAAGGAGAATAAGTGGCTGGGAGAGATATTACCGAAGGTCGCTCTAGTAGAGCGATTGCCGTTGATGTTGGTGTAGTTGCTACTGACAATATCTGGCAGAACACTGATATTGCCTATGATACAGCCCTTGGCGGTATGCCATTTATTTACGCCATCTCTGACCAAAGACCTTATATTCGCCAGACTGCACCTTACCGAAAAGAACAGTTTGATAACCAGACTGAACCTGGTGAGCAAAGTCTAACTGGGTGGTGGATAAGAAGCCAGTCCTCGTTTCACGACGGGACTGGCATTACTTTTTATGACCCTGCTTTAATTCCAGGAGATAGCACATATCAGTTTGCTGACAGCCGTGGTGTTGATGTGTGGACAGAAGGACAAGTAACACTACTACATAATACAGCCAGCACTCACTACACAACTGGTCAGATTAAATCTAATGGTAAACCATTTCAAGCAGCCCGTCCTATTAATTGGTCTAGTACTGATGGCATTTTGTTATGGGATGAATATGATGTTGATAAGATTGCAGTAGACGGAACTCTTACTCATTTTGTTGATTATACTAGCGGTACAGATTATCCTGTCTATGCTATTTGCGATGATGGTGTTAATGCTTATTGGGTAACTAATGTACTTAATGCTGGCACTCCAAGATTGCGTGTATATAACAAGCCGTTAACTGGTACCTCATCTACTACTGCAACACTAATGATTAGTGATAACAGCATTACGGTTGAAGAAGGTGTAATGGAATACCTTAAAGACCGTATTATTATGGCTATTAACAATAAAATATATGAGTTTCCTATTAATGCAACAACTCTGCCATCTCCTGTTTATACACACGGTGATACAGATGTAGTTTTTACTAGCATTACAGCATCAGGCACAGCCATCTATATTGCCGCCTTTAGCGGCATTCAGTCCTACATTTATAAGTTTACACTCAGCACAACGACTGGTGCTATGCCATCACTGACCTCAGCCATAACTGCAGCAGAAATGCCAGTGGGTGAGAAGATATACAAGATTGAATACTATCTAGGATATATGTTGATTGGCACTAGCAAGGGTGTTAGGGCTGCAACTGTAGATGACAATGGTTCTATTACATATGGTCCACTGATTGTTGAAACCGACCAGCCTGTATACGACTTTGCTTTTAGAGATAAGTTTGCTTGGGCTGCTACTGGTGTAGCAGGTGAGGCTGGAGTAATCCGTATCAATCTAGGTAATGAACTATCTCCATTACGTTTTGCCTATGCTAATGACCTATGGACAGATAATGGTGTGACTGGTCATAAGACTACAGCCACTGCTTTTGCTGGCGAGACTGACCGATTAGTTTTTGTTACAACCGCAACTAGTGCATCTTCTGGCTCAATTAATATTGAGTCAAGTGGTGCATTAATGCTAGATGGTTATATAGAAACTGGCTACATCAGATACAACACATTAGAGCCAAAGAATTTTAAGCGCCTCATTGCAAGAGGCGACTTTAACTATGGTTCTATTACATTAGAAACTGTGGCAGAAGATGGTACTGAGTATGACTTAGTTACTTATGATGCGTCAGTTCCGCCAGTAGAGGTAACTACTAGCCAGCCATCGGGTTCACAAGAGGCGTTAGCCTATAAGTTTATTCTTTATAGAGATGCTACTGCCAATACATTAGGACCAGTCTTTGAGGGCTATCAGGCAAAGGCTACTATCGCTACCCCACGTCAGCGGGTAATCAAGTTTCCTGTCTTTTGTTATGATGTTGAGACAGATAAGTACAATGTAATGCTGGGCTATGAAGGACGTGCTAAAGAACGTATTCAAGCCTTAGAAAACATTGAACAAAACGGTGACGTAGTAACTTGGCAGGACCTACAGACGGGAGAATCCCGTCAGGTAGTAATAGAACAAATTACATTCACTAGACAAACTCCACCAGACAGAGGTTTCTCTGGTTACGGTGGCATCATTGACATACTAATAAGGACAGTATAAATGACACCTGCAGACTGGGCAGCACTTGCCGTATCCATCACAACCCTTGCAACCGCACTAGCAATGGTAGTAAAACATTTAACTAAACATTACCTGTCAGAACTTAAACCCAACGGTGGCTCCAGTCTTAAGGACAAAGTAGATAGTTTAGAAAACAAAGTAGAACTGTTAACAGATTTAGTTAAAGAAGCATTGAGGAAATGAATGAAACTGGCAAAGAAGCCAAGCCCTGCTGCCGTCGCCCTGTTGCGACAGGCGACTGCCATTGCTCCGAAGCGTATGAAGGCCAGCGATGGACTGCTACCTTCTGCTGCTCATCTGAAAGCAAGCCCGACTTCGGACCACAATACTGGGCTAGCAGTAGACTTAACACACGACCCGAAGAATGGGATTGATTGCGATGTCATCTTTGAAAAACTTAAAGAGGATGAACGCGTTGCGTACCTTATCTTCAAAGGAAAAATCTGGTCACGTCAAAGACGTAAAGAAGGTAACAGAAAGTATTCTGGTAGTAATCCTCACAATAAGCACCTTCACATTTCTATTAATGATGATAGTGGTAATGACACTAGCCCTTGGTTCTGGTGGCTAAATCAACCTAAGATTGTGAATCAGGTAAAGGCTAGATTACAGCCAGCACCTAAGAAGAAGGTGGCAGAAGGTGCCATAGTGGCACCCGTCTGCACCTGCTGTAAGGTTCACAATACAACAAGAAAGGCAAGATAATGGAAACACTAAAGCAAGTATCGCTTACCTGGTTCCGTGCCGCAGCAGCCGCTGCTATCGCACTATACCTAGCAGGAGAGACTGACCTTAAAGTACTAGGCACAGCAGCCCTAGCGGGCTTCCTAGGCCCTGTTCTTAAGTGGATAGACCCATCTGCTACAGAGTTTGGCAGAGGCGCTAAGTAGTCCGTTAAATAGATTAGACCCCCTTACCTGGTCCGATAAGACAGGTAGGGGGGTCTTTTCTGCTTTCTGCTGGCTTCCCCTTCCAACAGAAACTTAGTTTAGTTCCTTCTCAATAGCCTGAATAGTTGGGCAGGGGTAAGGTTGAGCGTAGCCAAGATGATGGTTACAAGATTGAAAGCATACAACTACTTTATCTTCTCTAATAAATGGCTTATGCAATTCTACTACTGCCTGAAGGGCGTTAGCCAAAGTGTCATAAGCAAACTCTTGGTCATTTATATTTGCTAGTAATTTTTCGTGTGTCATTCGTTTATTATCAGGTTGTGCCAGTATTCGGGCCTGCTCCTTGCGTCATAGAATACCACCAAATCACGCTCTTGCGTGTCCCATCTGGTATGAAAGACTGGCTCTAGATGTGCTAGTTCTCTGGCTGGAACCATTGCTATGCCATCTGAAAATCTAAAACAGATACGATGATATGAGTGTTCGTTATCTGTATATGGTGGTGCTATCAGCATCTGTTGTAGTTTGTTAAAAGGAAAGATGGCTGGTTTGCTACTGTCTGTTTTCAGCCATTTGATTTCTAAATCGCCGATGTAGTTCTCTCTACCATTGCCCCATTGTAAACAGATATGAAAGTCAGTAAAGTAAAAGCGGGGAGTGCCATAAAACTTCCAGCCCTGAAAGTATTCTGCCAAGGCTGTGGCTGCAATCTTTTCTCTCTTGCCGTCATTGTTTACCTGACGTATAGGTTCAAGCGCCACGGACTCTTTGCTCCCATTCTGGTATCATTGACTTAGCCATTATGCCTCTGACTCTACGAATAGCCCTGCGCTGAGGTGGCAAAGTACCAGCCCAAAAACCATCTACATCATACTCAAGTGCATACTCTAAACATTCCTGCCTGGCTGGGCAGCCATTACAAATCCTAGTTAGTAGTTCTTTTTCAGGATAGTTGTTGCCTTCTTCAGAAAACCATAGCCGTGTTTCTGTACCTTCACAGGCTGGTCTGTTTTTAAATCTAGGAATCAAAACTCTACTCCTATCCAGATTACACCTAACTCAAGGTCTATAAAATTTCTATGCAGACTAATGCCTAAAGCAAATCTAGTAAAACTAAAACCAATACTTAAATATACTTTACCTATCTTACGATAAGTACTACCTCTTAATCTCACCTAGCCTCCTGTTTTGTAAAAGCCTGTGCCCTTAAAGTGCACTGGCGTTGCTGAAAACTTCTTATCCATCTGCACACCACAATCACCACAATTAATTATGTGGTCCGAGTCTATTGTAAAGTACTGTTCAATTACAATATTGCATATGGGACAACTAAACTCATATGTCGGCATTATTACCCCTAGCAATAGTGGCTGCTTCTTCAAATTCACAACTCATAAAAGTATTTTTGCTTTCAGGACAAACACATTTAGCCTCAATTTCTTGGGCTATCTGCTCACGTATCTTCTGTTCAGTATCGTTATACATATAGCCGATAATATCAGCATCTCGTCTAGTCATTTCAATCCTCATTTACTGGGGTAGGTAATGTGACCATACTGCCACATCCTGCACACTCTGCATCTGTAAAGTAGAAGGCTATCTCTCCGTCTACAAATCCACCTAACATAACAAAGACATCACAGCCACATACACATACTTCTGTTGGCTCACCACGCAAGTCCATTGCTTTGGTGTAGTCAATCCGCTTTAGCAAATCTCTGATGTCCTTACTCTGACTCATCGTCCTGCTCTGCCTGTGATACATCTTCATCTGTGTATGGCCTCCAGCCACCTAGGTTTCTGATGAGAGAGTTGATAGCACGCTGTACTTTCATACGGGCACCATCTGGTGTTGTCTTTAGGTCCTTGGCTATCAGGCTCCATTCCGCAGAGTCCGTGCTGAACCTAATTCGTAGAACATTTTGTTTAGCCTCTGTTAGTTTGAAGAAAGCGTTGGCTATATCTGACCTTAAAACTAGCCAGTTGTTACCATCACTGCTGCCTTCTGACTTACTGAACTTATAGTTTAAATCTTTAATCTTGCTAGGTATCTCATATGACTCAGAGATAATGCTAGGCAAGAAAGCCTCAATGACTGTGGCGTCATAGTAATACAAGTCAAGCAACTCGTAGCCTACCGTGCGGGCTTTCTCCCGCTCGCAATACTTTATGGCTGCATTGCGGAGAGATTTGGCTATTAACTTCTCTCTGTCTTTTTGCTCAAGGGCTGACCATTCAATCATCTTTACTGGATGGGTGACAAACCAAAGCCAGAGCACCTGCTGTATGTCAGGTGTCTCCACCATAGGATACTTCCTATGATATTCAACTGATAACGAGGCTACTAGGTAGTCGTATTCAGTTATGAATTCCTGGCTCACTCAATCCTTCCCACTGACCTCTTTGTACCATTAGTCCTATTATGGCATAGTTTGCCAAATCTTTTAGGGTATCTTCAATGGATTCATAGTTCGGCGTGTTGGTTTTTTTATTGAAGGTTAGATGTTCTAGCCGTGCCATCTTGTCGTGCATCCTGACAATTAACCCATTCATTGCCCCGCCTGGGGCGCGGGCTATGTTGTATGGACCGTAGTCCTGATGCTTACGGACCATAGTTACTTTTAGTTCCATCAAGATGTCATCTAGATATTTAGTGTCCTTCATTTAGTACCTTTCTGGATTCACGGTCAAACTTAGCCATAGCCTCTTGGACTATGACTTCTTCTACTACTTCTTCACCATCACCCTGTGCTGCTGCTACTAGGACATTAGCCAGTAGGGTAAGTAGCATCTGGGCTGACTGCTGGTCTTTCTTGTTGGTCTCGTATACGTCTCGTAATGCTGACAGTAAATCAATACCTTTGTGCTCTGATAGTGGGATACCTAGTAGCAAAGGGTTATCTGCTATGTGGTTCCAGACTCCCTCTAAATCATCCATTGAAACATTTTCTGATTCGCTCATCTAAAAACTGTACTCCTTCCTGTAGCACGATGCTGTTGACATCGTGTCCGTCTGGCATCTGAACTATATTTACATTGCCTAACTCACGGCTGACTTTTTTACCAAACTCTAGCCCTGGATTGTCACCGTCTGCTAAGACAATGACTGTCTCAAAGTCATCTAGTATCTTGGTGTAGTAAGGCTTCCAGTTGTTAGCACCTGGGATACCCACTGCTGGGTGTCCAGTCTTGACTACTGTAGTGATTGCATCTATCTCACCTTCGGTGACACAGATATATTGGTTGGCTGTTAGCACCGCCTGTGCATTGAACATAGTGGTCTTAGCCCCTGGCAGACCTATGTACTTAGGGTCCTCACCATTGATAGACCTGAACCGTATATCCACCACGCCTGATGGCGTGATGTATGGGATAACTAACTTACCCTTGTAACCTTCGTGACCTGGTAATGGATTGTCCACTACTCCTAAATGAAACTTCTTTGCCTCGTCTACCGACAGACCCCGACTTGCCAGATAGTCTGCTGCTAGATGTATGTGCTGGGCGTACTCTGTTGTTGCCTGTAGGAGAAATTGTCTCTGCGAATTTGACAGCCTCACGATAGTTGCCTCCTTCCTTGTGCATAATTAAATCATATACGTCTCCACCGACTCCACATCCGTGGCATTTAAATCTTTGTTCCTGATAGTTAACACCTGCTGAGGCGTGCTTATCTGGATGGAATGGACATTTAATCTTTCGCCACCCACTGCCCATTGCTGGCAGGGTGGCGCCTATATATTCTAAATAGGCAGCGATGCTATGTTTGTCCATCAACTTTCTTTAGGAGAGCAAGCCATACCTTTGCAGGCATAGTTGCATACCACTCTCCTACATCTCCTTTGCCTTTACGCTTATGGATTACAGTGCCTGTCCAAGCACCATCATTTTTCATCTCTACTTCTAACTCTGCTGTCCATCCTGCGAGGTCTAACTTAGCGTGATTCTTTACCTCAATGGTAACTCCTGGCAAACCGCTGATGTCGCCTTTGTCTAGGGTTGCTCCTGCTAGTCTGCGGTCTGCATACTTATAGCCGTTGGCTTTAAGCCAAGCCACGACTGCTCGTTCTGCTTGGCTACCTTTTGCCTTGGCTGGGTTACTCAAGTCCTATTGCATCCCTTGCTATCTCATAAACCATCTTGTTGATAGTGTCATATAAAACATCATTGTTATACAACTCGTCAACAACTATGTTCCACTCGCCATCTAATATTTGTCTACCAATTAATGTCTCTATATCTTGTTGGGTTAAAGACATATCCCATATCTTAGTTTCCATACATAGCCTCCTGTGCATACTTAATCTGAACATCATCTAGATACATACTGTCAGGGTTGAAGGCTAGGCTGACATAGTTGTTACCTGTCTGGTCTGCTCGCCCATATCTATTTTTGACTGGGGCTACACAGAGATAGGTATCATCACCCTGCTTCATCTGACCTATGGTTAATACCATTGCTGGTATCTGATTGACAAGACCCTGGATAGCACTGCGTGGCTGGCAGGGATAACCCTCTGAGCCTTCTTTAGTATGGTGTAAGACAAGGACAGCAGCATTTGTATCTCTTGCAAGATACTTTAACTCCTTCATTGCTGAACGCATACCCTGGAATTCTTCGTGTCCATCCATTGCTATGTCCATCAAGTTGTCAACGACAATTAGTGTAGGACTCCTACCCCATACAGTTTCAAATGCACTGACCTCATCATCTAAATCTTTTAGAGTGGGTGTTGATTCAAAGGACCAGAACAAATGATTGTTAAGGGTAAGTATTTCTTCTGCTTTATCTGGCTCACGCTTGAGCATCTGCTCTGCTGCTGTCTGTGTAATACGGCTAGACATTGCTAGCAAACGCATAGCCATAGTGTGAGCATTGGTATCTGCACTGAAGTACAGGGTAGGCACCTTTGCTCTGGCTGCAATAGCCAGCGCAACTGATGACTTACCTGCACCTGGAGTGCCTGCAACCATAGTAATTTCTGCACGGCGCAGGATAATTCCTGCTCGCTCAAATGCCGCAAAAGCGGGTGGCAATGGTTCGCCACCCACCTCTGCTTTACTAATGCTGCGTTTAAGTGTACGCATTACTTCACTTGGTCTGGAACAAATACATTCCAGTCAGCGCTGCCGACTTTGACGTAATCATTCTTGCACTTATCAAATGCACCCTTTGGTGCTGGGCAGAAGTAACCACGATACATACGTCCGTCTTTACCTGTTCCCTG